CGTTTACCGCTACCTGCGTTCTGATGGAAAGCTGGTGGAGACGCCAGCGGACGCAGTGAAAGCGGACAGCCTGCAGGGAACGATTCTAACTGAACCACCCAGCAGTCTGATCGAAGTTCACACGATGTATTGCAACGGCGGTTATTGCAAACCCACGGTGAAAGTCATTTCAGTTCAGGCTTGGCCGTCTCCCTCAGCCAATCGCTGAATGCGCCGGCAAGAGGTGGCGGGGAAGCGTATCGGGCGCCGGTCGCAGGGCGCGAGGACGAAATACTGCGGGGAGGGAAACCTTGCTTCGCCTGCGTTCTGGAGCGGGCGCAGGCGAAGCTGAAGGGTGAAGGCAGAAAGGATTCGGGCTCTTGATCACGTTCGTCGGCGACCGCATGCAGATTCTGTTCGAACGCTTCGACCTTGAGGCGTATGAACTGTTTTTGAAATGCAAATCGCTCCCCGAATCCGAAATTCTTTTCGACGCCGAGCGCGAAACGTACACGCTCACGGCGCCCGCGCGTTTTTCTGAAATGCTGGGCGTCGCTTCGCCCGCGCCGACTCGCGCAGGACTGCCGCTGATGCCGCGGCATTTCGATTACTGCGCGGACATCACGCGCATCGCGCTGAAAGTGAAGCGCTGGGCGAGCTGGTGGGATTGCGGACTGGGGAAGACGCTGCACGGGCTGGAATTCGCGCGGCAGGCCGCGGCGCTGACCGGCAAGCGCGCGCTGATCTTCACGCTCGACGCCGAACTGGTTCAGCAGTGGATCGATATGTGCGCCGAATTCTTCGGCGAGAGCCTCACGCTTGTGCGCCTGAAAACCCGCGCCGACGTGATCGCCTTCTGCGACGGTCCGCAGGATGGCGCGATCGGCATTTCCACGCACAGCAAATTTGTCGTGCACGGCCGCGTTCCGAACGCCGGAATCATTCTCTCGCTGAAAAAGCTCGGCTGCGTGGTGCTCGATGAGGCCAGCATCCTGAAGTCGGGCGGCGGCGTGATCAAATGGAACCTGATCAAGAGCGCGCGCGGCATCGAATACAAGCTGACGCTCACGGCCACACCGGCGCCGAACGATCTGATGGAATACGCGTCGCAGGCGGCGTTCCTTGAAAAGATGCGCACCGAATCGGACATCATCTGGACGTTCTTCAAGCGCGACAAGAACGGCGAATGGGAAGTGAAGCCGCACGCGCTGGAAGCGTTCTACCGCTTCATGGCCAGTTGGAGCATCTATCTGCGCAATCCGGGGCGCTACGGCTGGCAGGACAACGTCAAAACCATTCCCGCGCCGACGTTCATTGAACACACGATTCCGGTCACTCCCGATCAGTTGAAGATGGCCGCGAAGTTCATCGCCGCGGCGAAAGATGAACCGCAGACCGATCTGGCGCTGGCGCCAGCGGACGGCGAAGACGCGGTTTCGCTGGGCATCGTGGGAAGATCGAAGCTTTCGCAGATCGCGAAGGGCTTTGTGTACGAAACGCGCGGCGAGAAAAAATTCGCTCGACGGATCCTGTCCTTCAAGCCTGCAGCGGTGGCAAAGATTGTTCGGGCGGAACTGAACGACGGCCGTCCGGTGCTGGTGTGGACGGAGTTCGACGAAGAGACGGCGATTCTGCACGAGCTGCTCGCAGGCCCTGGTGTCGAAGTGCTGACAGGTTCGGTGAACGAACGCGAGCGCGCGGCGATCGTGGCGCGCTTCAAGCGCGGTGAAACGGTCGTGCTGATCACGCGCGCCGATCTGCTCGGCTTCGGCCAGAATTTCCAGTTCTGCACGGCGATGGTCTTCAGCGCGTTCAACGATTCGTACGAAGCGTTTTATCAGGCGGTGCGGCGCTGTTACCGCTACGGCCAGACGCTCTCAGTGCGCGTGCATATCCCGATCGTGCGCGAACTGGAAGGCGCGATCTGGGCGAACGTCTCGCGCAAAGCCGCGAACTTCGACCGCGACACCGAAACGCAGGAACAGTTCTACATCAAAGGCGCAGCGGAAATTGGATTGAGGAGGGTGGCATGATTGCAAAAACTGTGCAAGACCTGCGCGATGCCGCAGACCAGCTCGAGAGCGACCGCGCAAATTTTCTTCGGCGCCGTGGTTGGAAATACACGAGTGACAATCCGGGCAGCATCTGGCTGTGGAGTAAGAAGGTTGAAGGCGTTGAATGGCGTGTTCCTGAGCACACTGCAATAGGCTTTGAAGAATTCTGGGAGAACGTTGAAGCGGATGCTCAAGAGTCCGGCGATGGAGAGCCGCAATGAGCTTAATGCGCGCGCTTTCTCTCTGGCAGCCGTGGGCGTCGCTCGTCGCGATCGGCGCGAAGGGCTGGGAAACGCGGGGCTGGGCGATTCCCGCCGATGGTCAGCCGTTGGTTATTCATGCGGCGCAGAAGAATGACAGCGTTGTTTCTGCGGCGATGGTGCGACCGCAGTTCGCGCACGCGTTGCGCGGCGTACCCGTTCCATTCGGCGCGGCGATCTGCATCGTTAAGCCGGTCGAAACGCTGACGACGGTTGAAGCGTTGCGTCAGGGGAAAATCAGCGAGGTTGAATACGTCTTCGGCGATTACCGCGAATTTGATGACAACGGCAAGCGGCGCTACGCGACACGGCTGGAAATTATTCGCGTATTGCAGAAGCCGATTTTCTGCACCGGACGTCAGAAGTTTTTCCGCGTGGAGGTGCCGGAGTGATCTGCAACGCGCAAATACACATGGAAGACTGCATCTCCGGCCAAGCCTGGAAGCTGGCGCCGGAGTCGGTGGACCTGTGCGTCACGTCGATTCCGTTCGGCGCGCTGTTCATGTACAGCGGGAAGAAGGAAGACATCGGCAACAACGCCGACGGCACCGACATGCGCGCGGGGCAGTTCGGGCTGCATATGCGCTTCTTTGTTCACCAGCTCTTCCGCGTGATGAAAACCGGCTGCGTGGCCTGCATTCACATCCAGCAGTTGCTGCGCTACAAAAACCAGCACGGCTACATCGGCCGGCGCGACTTCCGCGGCGCCTGCATCGATCTCTTCGGCGCGGGCGGCTTCGAATACGTCGGCGAAATCGTCATTCCGAAAAACCCGCAGATCATCGCCAAACGCCTCAGCCTCCACAGCCTGCAGTTCAAGACCGCCAGAACCAACGCGCGCAACCTGGCGCCCGCCGTGAACGATTACGTGCTGATCGTAAAGAAGCCGGGCGACGCGCTCGAGCCTGTTGCGGCGCTCTTCCACGAAACCGAAAACCCGAAGGGCTGGCTGACGCAGGAAGACTGGATCCGTGACGCGCATGGCGTGTGGACGGACATCCGCGAGACGGACGTGCTGGAAGGCTACCGCGATGCGCGCGAGAGCGACGAAGAGAAGCACGTCTGCCCGTTGCAGCTTGAAGTGATCCGGCGCTGCGTGCGGCTGTACAGCAACGCCGGCGACACGGTGCTGGATCCGTTCATGGGCATCGGCAGCACGGCATGGGTGGCGATCGAACAGGGCCGCAACGCGGTGGGCTTCGAACTGAAAGAGAGTTACCACGCCAAGGCGCTGCGCTACATCGAAAAGCTTCGCGCAGAGTTGTCCGATCGCGAACGCGGGCTCTTTGAGCTGAAGGCGGTGGAAGCGTGAACGAACAGCCGATCGAAATCTATCTGCACGTGCATCACGTCGAAATGGCTGTGCTTCTGTACGCGATCTTCGGATTGGTTTGCGCCGCAACGGTGGTTTTTCGTGCCTGCGTAAACGGATCGGATGATGGCATCCCGCGATTGTTCGCCGCTGCGGTGATCGTCGCGGCTTTCTGGCCAGTGATTGCGCTTTCCTGCATTTGGGAGGTTTTCCGATGACCAACACTGAGATTGCCGCGAAGCTGGTGATTGTGCGGCGCGGAATTCTTTCGACTGCGGCGGGACGGCCGGGGAAGCGCGTGTGGTTCGTGTACGCACCGGGCCAGCCTGGCCAGCGCCAGATGCAGGGATCGTTTACGTCGAAGAAAGACGCGGAGAAACACGCCTTCCACATCGCCGCGCATGTGGCTCAGATTCTGGACGCGGCCGATCGCCTGCGCGGTCCGGCCGAATTCAACGCCGGTGTCGAAGCCGCGCGCGTCGAGTGCGGCAGCATGATGCGCGACGCTCGGCAGATGAAAGATTACGTCGCGGGCAACGTCTTGGCTCGGTTGTGGTCGAGCCTGAACCACCTGCGGAAAGGCGGCGCATGAACGTGGACGACAAAAGCCCGACCGTCTTGACATTGAAGTGTGATGAAGCGGATTGCCATGCACGGGTCGAATTGACGGACAAGAATTTGTTTGATGACAATCCGTTCGGGCTTGGTTGGGTTGAATACCAAGTTCGTGTTGGCACGTGCAAGATCGCATTGCATCGCTGTCCATTGTGTCGTGCTACCAAAGGCGGAACCGGAGGGATCAAAAATGAAGGTCATCTACCGCAATCCGGACCAGATCGATCGCGTTTGGCTGAAGTTGCAGATGGCTCGCCGGGGGGGGGGCAGCTTCGAATGAGCGCCGCGCCATAAAAAAATTTCGACGCAAAACGCATAACAGACCGGGTGTGATTTAGGGAGTGAAATGTGGACGTCTGTGCGCCAGTTCAAGTGACTTTAGTCGGTGGAATGATGGACGGTGACACCGTTCTGTTGACGCCGCATGGCAGCGTTGGGCCAGCGAATGCTTTTGGATATTTGAGTAACAAGGATGGGAAGACTGGATTTCATCTCTACACGTGCGGGCTCGATGTGATCTCAACGTGGGAGAAAATTGATGTGTTGAAGGACGCGGATTTCGGCGGCGCATTGAAGCGCAAATTCTACTACTGGAAGTTTGTGCCGTTGTTCGAAGACGGCGAGGTGCCAACGTGAGCGACCTGATTCAAGAAATTAAATCGCGCTTGAAGATTGAAGACATCGTGGCGACGTACGGCGTGCACGCGCAGGGCGAGCTGAAAGGGCGCGGCCGGGAACTCGTGGGCGGCCGGAACGATTCGGTCAAGGTTTACCCGGTCGATCAAGCCTGGCGCTGGTACTCGCAGCAGATCGACTACAAACAGGATGCGCTTTCATGGATTGCGTATTCGAAGTTCAACCGCACGTCGGTGGACGGCGAAGACTTTATTGAAGTCCTGCGCATCGCCTGCGGACTCTGCGGCATCGATTACGACGCGCACACGGCGAAATTCAAGGGCGGCAATTCAAAGGCGCAGGCGAAGCGGAAGCTGGAAGACATTCTGGAACGCTATGTCGCTCTGAGCGAATCGCTGCGCGATGCCGAATTCTTTGTGCGCGTGAAACAGATCGGGCGCAAAACAATCGAACGGAACGGTGAGAAAATCGACGTGCCGGGGAAGACCTGGCTGACGAAAGACATCTGCGAGCGGTGGCGGCTGGGACCGGCGCCGACGTTTGCGGAATGCGAACGCGCTGGCGTCAGCGCCGACGATCTGAAAGCCGTCTGCCTGTACCGCTGCAGTTCGCGCGATAATACGCAGTGGTACATGTTTTTCCGCGATGCGCTGATCATCCCGACGCTGCATTGGGGGCGCGTGCTCTATCTCTCCTCGCGCGTGTTCAAGGATTTCAAACAGGCCGGCGCGCCGAAAGAGAAAAAGACGCTGCACATGCCCGCGGAAACGATGCCGCGGCCGTGCGGTTTCAATCTCGACGTGCTGAACGATCCGGAAGCGAAGGCGAAGGGCGTGATGCTGGTGGAAGGGCCGCTCGATGCGATCGCCTGCACCGAGCGCGGCCAGCCGGCCGTGGCCATGTACGGCGCCACGCCGGGCGATGAGTTGGTGCGGTTATTGAAGAGGGCGTGCTGATGATTCGGAACTTTAATTTGACTGAGGGTCAGGTGGCGCGCCTGAGGGAGCGCTTCCTTCAATCCGATTTGCAAGAAGCTGGTCGTATATCTGGGCCAGAGATTCGGAACAAAGAGAAATGCCTTTGTAAAGAATCCGGCGTTCATCAGGAGTCAATTCGCGATCAGTCGCAGACCGACTGAGTTGGAGAGTGAAGTCCGAGAATTGGTGCATGTTGCGAGCGGTTTCTTCTACCAATCGCTGAAGTTTTGGATCGTGCGGCATATTGGCTCCTTTTTGATCGATGTTAGACAGGCTGACTTGAGGCTTCAATGAGGATTTATCTGGCTCTCGATGGAACGAAGGACGTCTCGCAGGTTTCGCGCGCGAACGCGGGCGGGCGTGTCGGGCCGGATTGTCTGGTGTGCGTGCTGCCCACCGACAAGGATCCGGACGATCTCTCGATCGAAGACATTCTGGCCTGCAAGAACGACGCGCGCCCGGCGCTGGACGAATGGCTGACGGCCGTCGAAGTCGAAACCGATCCGTCGAAGCGCGACGATCTGAAAGACCGCCTGCGAGAACAGGTCCGCGCATGGATTAAGGACGCTCCCGCCAACGCCGGCGAAATCCGCGCGCGCCTCGGCGCAGGCCTGAACCTGACCGAAAGCGAACTGCGGGCGTGGATCGGGGAGGTCGAACAGCCGAAGGCGGAAGAAAAGCAGAAGCCAGCGCCGATCGGGCAGGCCGCTCCGAAGCCTTCGGATGGTCCGATGTTTCCGAATCAGCCGGCGCCGTTGGGTAAGGCGGTGACGGGCGATGAGGGACGGACTGAGATTTCCAATTTCGTGACTGAGTACCGGAATACCGCAGATAAGGACATGGTGGACGCGGCGCCGGCGGAGAAGCGCGAGGAGTTGCGCGAGCTGCGCGAACTGGATCGCGAGCGGTTGAAACTGAAGCGCGCGCAGGCTGAACATATGCGCCGCAAGGCCGCGGGCGAAACGGTGGGCGAATACCCGGAGTTCGAAGCGGGTAAGAAAGCACGGCTGGAGGGGCTCACGACGGCGTGGAAGTGCAAAGAGAAGTCGGCGATGGTGGCGAAGAATACCGATGCGATGCGGGCTGAAGTGCGGCAGGCGTTGAAGTCGTGGCCGATGAAGCTGATTTCGGGTTCGCTCTTCGCGGACGATGAGCGCGACCTTCCCGATCGGGAGTTTGTGCCGCAGAAAGAAGGAACGCTGCAGGATGTGTTCCTCGGTCCACCGGTGCGGATGGTGGACGATTCGACGCAGTTCCTTTCGCTGCTGCACGATTACGGCCGTGTGAAGTTCAACCGCGGGCAGGACGCGGACAAGCACAATTACGTCGGCGTTGACACGCTTTATTCGAACATCTGCAGTTCGCCGCAGACGCGCATCTGGCTGGAAGTGGAACGCTTTCCTCACGCGCCCGCGATGCCTGCGCATTACTACGCGTACCGTGGCACGCAGGACAGTTACAAGCCAACAGGGAAGTACCTGGCCGAGCTGCTGGGATTCTTCGATCAGGTGATCGATCCGTATCACCGGGCGCTGTTCGCCGCGGCGGTGGCGACGGTGTTCTGGGGCGGGCCGTACGGCAAGCGGCCGTTCTTCTTCTTCCATGCCACGGGGCAGGATTCGGGGAAGACGACGGCCGCGGAGATGATCACGTTCCTTGTCGGCGGGTTCGCTCACGTGAACTTTTCGCAGCGCGACGAGGAGCGTTTGAAGGAACGCATTCTATCGGACGACTTCGCGGGGACGCGTTGCCTGTTGGCTGACAACGTGATCGGGCGCGTGGAGTCGCCGCTGCTGGCCGAGCTGGCCACGGCGAGCTGGATCAGCGGCAAGAAGCTGGCGGTGGGGGAGGCGAAGAAGCCGAATTCGCTGTGCGTGTTCATGACCGGCAACAATCCGCAGTTAGTCACGGACTTAACGACGCGCACGTTCTTCGTGAAGTTCGAACCGATTCAGTCGATCGGTGATACGGGCGGCGGGAAGGATATCACCGAGCGAAGCGACTGGAGTTCGCGCCTGCGGGATTTCTTGCGTGAGCACAGCCGGCATGTGATGGCCGATTGCCTGATGATTCTGTCTCAGGATGTGGCGGTTGCGGATTTCAAAGGCGTGACGAAAGAGCGTAACGCCGACTGGGTGCAAGGCGTGCTGGTGAAAGTGATGGCCAACGACCTTGTGAAGATGGCGATCGGTATACCGCAGGGCGGGCTTGAGCCGCGCGACGTGCTGATCCGCAACCAGGCGTTCAGGGACAGCGTGAACGAAGAACTGGACGAAGCGACGCGATTCATGCAGGCGCTGGTGGAACGCGTGTGCGAGTGGCACGGTTTCAGGCTGGCCTGCGAGGGCACGGGGCAGTTGTCTCACACATGGCCACGCGAGCCCGTATTCATCCGCGCAAGCCCGCCTGAGAAGAAGCGGAACAGCGACGACGAGGACGACGAGAGCCGACAGAACATCGCCACGGTGTGGAAGAGCGTGATTCGTGGCGATGTGAACCCGACGTGGGTGGGACGGCGCGTGAACATGCATATTGAAGGCGGCAGGCTGAAGGGTCTGAAAGCCAAGCGCACGGGCGTGAAGCGGGGTTACGTGCTCGATCCGGAGTGCGTGATCCGTTTCATTGCCGAACGCGCCTACGTGGCGGTGAACGGCCTGCAGGACGCCAGTGAAGAGTCGGTCGCGGCGATGAGGGCCTATGTTTCCACTGTGGTGGAGGAGTGGCGGCAAGGCGCGGGGCAAAACGACACGGTCGGGACCGATAGTTCAGCGGAAGGTGTGACGCTATGACGCTAATGACGCTAAACGCTATGGACCTTTTCGCAGGCGCGCGGGCGCGAGCATACATGCGTATGTGTGTATGGAATAGTGTCATTAGCGTCATAGTGTCATTTAAAGAAACTAAAAAAGAGTGTGTATGTAAGTCGTTAAAGTTCGTTGTGTGTTGTGTAGTGCTTTATTTCAATTCTATTGCGTTTGTAGCGTGTGTGAGAAAAATGGCTATCTCTGTACGGGCTGTAAAAAAGATCGATTGTAGCGGCGATGTAGCGAATGAATTTATTGAATCTTGTAAGTCATTGATGGTAAAAGACTTAAAAAATCCTGAAAAAATCGTGGGTCCTTACACGGGGGGTGGCCTTTTTTCGAAGGCGCGTATCTTCGATTGCGCGCGTTTAGAGACCTCGCGGGCGAAAAGTGTTCACCGGATTCCGGAATTGAAGCGTTTTAGGGTATGGCTTAGCGAATGAGCGTAGCGCACAAGGCACTTCCAATCTCGCAAGTCGCTCAACTCATTGGAGTTGAAGAGCGGACTATTCGGAATTGGACGAAGGAACGTGAAGGCCGTCCCACGTTGGTGAGTGCTGACGATGGTGCGACCGTCATTCCCGCCGATGCGTATGAGTATGGTTTGAAATATTCACCGCGCTCGCGCGGGTTGCGGGCGCCACCTGGCTATCGGGATACGGCAGCACCGCAGGCGCCAGCGCAGCCGTCGATTTACGAATTCGAGATCGCTCCCGAAATTCTGCGGGTCTTGAAGGGCCGCGATCCATTCTCGTTCGACGCTGAAGAGCTGAACCGCATTCTGGCGATCGGTGGCGTTCCCGAGGGCATGGTGCGTGTGCTGGTGCAGTCGGTCCGTGCTCAACAAAATCGCCGCTCGATCGAGCTCCGCGCCGGCAAAACGTTCACGTCGGATGAAGTGACGAAGATGCTTCGGGCGCACGCCGAGCTGCTGGTGGTCGAGGTGGATGTCCGCGCACCGGAGTTTGCCCAGCATCTGCTGCGATTCCTGCGAACGCAGTTCAATTTCGACATGGCGTCCAAGACTCCAGTTGCGCAGGACATCCTTGAAGCGCAGATCCGTGACGCCTTCGGCAACGCGATCATCCGACAAATGCGCAAGCAGGTGGAAGACCAGGTCAATGGCATAGCTTCGTTGGAGTTGCACGCATGACTGTGAGCCTTTTACCTCCCGCCGAGCGGCGCGCGATCAACCTACCCCACCACCATCGCCGGGATATATGGCTGCGCGTCTGGTCGGGTTTTTCGTGCAAACAGAAGAATGAGCTTCCGCTCTCAAAGGATGTCGAGCGGCGAGCGCGGTGCGAACGAAGCCTGCGGCAATTCATCATCAAATACTTCCCGCACCGCGCTCGTGACTTGGCGCCAGTGCATGAAGCGCTGATTCAGGATTATGAGCGCGCGATTCTTTCAAAGAGCGCGCTGTTCCCGATGCGCTACGCGTTCGCGGCGCCGCGATCGTGTGGCAAAACGACAATCGGTGATATTGCAATTATTTGGGCCGTGTTCTACGGACATCGTAACTTCGTTCTTTATATCGGCGCGGCCGGCGACAAGGGGCCGAAGCGCCTGGCTGCACTGCGCAATGAAATCCTTACCAATCCGCATTTGGCGGATGATTTTCCGGACATCGTGGGTTGGCTCTTGAATATGCATGGCGGCGAGCCGCGGCGCGCGCCTCCGGATTTTCCGTGGAATGCTGACGAAGTGCGCTTGCCGAATAAAAAGATTATCGCTGCGCGCGGCATTGACACCAATCTCACCGGAATGAATGTCCTCGGCGAGCGTCCCGACTTGATCATCATGGATGATTTGGAAGATGAAGAGTCCGTTAAATCTGAGGCAATGACCAAAGGTATCGAAAACAAAATCCGATTGATCATCCTGAAACTCCATCAGCAGGGCGCGCCGGCCGCATATTTCTTTATCTGCACTATTCGCGCGCGTGGTTGCATTGCCGCGCGCTACACCGATCCGAAAACTGAACCGGAATGGCGCGGGAAGCGCTACCGCGCACTCGCTAAAGAACCGGAACGCACAGACCTCTGGGATAAATTCGCGGAGCTCTGCCGCTCGCCGCAGGTCGATCCTGCGACCTTTAACGATACCGATTTCGCGCAGGTCGCGGTTACTTGCGCAGCGACGGAATTGAATGAAGAAGCGTTCACGGAACTCACGGCAAACCACCAGGTGGCGCTGCGCTTTTACGCGCAGAATAAGGCAGCGATGGATGCTGGCGCGGAAATGCTCGATCCGAAGCGCCTGCCCCTGCACTTGCTGATGTATGAAAAATGGCGCGATCCGCTGTCGTTCGCGTGCGAACTTCAGAATGATCCGCCTGAAGATGAAAACAAGAAAACGGTGCAGCTCGACGTTGAATACATCCTCGCTCGCCGCGTGAGTTGTGAGCGCGGCATTGTTCCGCGCTGGGCCGAAGTCGTCACGGCCACGGTCGACGTGGGTATTCACGTTCTCCACTGGCAGGTGGACGCGCACCGCGGTGATCGCTTGAACGCGTTGGTTGATCAGGGTTCCGAAGAAACCGGTTTGAACGCGGGCGGAGAGTATCGCATGACGGACGTCGCCGATGTCCGCTACGGAATGGTTGCAGCGGCGATCAAGGGCGCTCTTGCGCGCTTGCGTGAGAAGTTTGCGAAGGGTTATATGCGGCAGGACGGCGGTTGGGCGCCGGTGGATCTGGCCGGCGTGGATTGTGGTGGAACAGTTCAGGAATTCGCCTGGTATCAGGTCGTTCAGCAGTTTGCCAACGCATCGCCGGGATGGTTGCCGCTCAAAGGCGCGTCAGACTGGCCGCGAACGACCGCCGATCGCGCAGGCGGTCAGAACTGGATTCGCGAAGCCGCGAACAATCCGTACGGCCGCGTCGACTGCAACACGATGGAATACAAATTGTGTGTTTCCCGCGCGTACGGCGTTGAACCGCGCGACGACGCGGGGGCATGGCGCGCAGGCGCGCGCATTCTCCACCAGCAAACACCAAAAATTTACGCCGAGCATCAGACCTCCGAGCGCTTTGTTACGACTGCCGATCCCAAAAAGACGGTCGGAAAAGACATGCACGTCGGCTGGCACAAGATTCCCGGCAAACACAACCACTGGTGGGACACGGCATGGATGGCATTTGCGCTGTTCGAAATCTGGATTGTCTATAACCCGATCAAGAAGTTGCAGGCTGAACGTGCAGCGAACGCAAAAGCGCTGGCGCCAGCAGTGCCGAATCAGTTGCCGGGTTGGGTGCAGAGAGAGCGTTTTTAACGAATCGCGCTGGCGTCAGCGCGAAATTGAACGTGGGGCCGGGAGAAAGGACGGACAGGTGAAGACGGATCTGAAAAACAGGATGAATGAGGCAGCAGATGTTCATAGTGCGCCAGCGCAAACAACCAATGCGGCCGCGAGTGAGGCCGAAGCCAAGTTGGCCGCCGAAGAGAAGGCACGTGAAGAAGCGCGCGAGGCTGAAAAACGAACGAAGCAGTTCGTGAATGCAACGGCGCTGGCGCCAGCGCCGACTCCGAAAACGCCGAGTAGTGAATTGCGCGAGCGGTTGGCGGAAAAGGACGCGAAAGGGCTGTTGTGTCCGAACTCCGCATGCCGTAGCGCTCGTTCAAAAGTTTTGAACACCGAACGTCAGCTCAGTTACGTCATTCGATACCGTGAATGTTTGTCGTGCGGGACACGATTCAAAACAACGGAAAGCTGATTTACAGCACATATGCCGTGTTATTTTTCATCGTAACGCGATCAACAGCATATGTACCGTTGAGACTATTGCTGTAGTGCTGACGAATGTTGTATCAGCATTACATGGCCACAGAAGATGTCACGCTTGCGCAGTTCAAAGCCGAACTCGGCGCGCTGAAAACAGCGATCGAGGGCGGCAGCTTTAATGACGCCCGCGTCAAGCTAGCGCTTGCGCGCGTGACTCTCGCAGGCTTGTTCGATTCACAGTCTGTCGACAATCGCAGTTATGCGATGCGGCACGAAAAAGTTCTCGAAGACCTCGAATCCGCAATTGATCTGGCCGAACGCGCTGCAAATGGCGGCGGCAAAACGCAGATCGTTCCCGTTCAATTCGGGAGGATTGGCTGGTGAAACATCTGCCGATGCTCCGAGTCGACGACCAGATGGGCCTGCCCGTCGTCCTGCGTCGCCGCACAAACTTTGGCGAACGTGTTACCAGTGCGCTGCGTGGCGGATTCTTCGCTGCAACGAACACGATCGGCACTGTCTTCGACGGTGTTGTAAATGTCTTCTCGCCTGAAATCGCGGTCCGCCGTCAGCATTTCCGCGACATGATGGCTCTTCGCAGCATCGGCGGCGGTTACGACGCGACGGATCGCAACCGATTGAACGCGCATCGCCTGCTGAATACGCGCGATCCCGATGCGGAACTCGGCGGGAAGCAGGGCCGCATCCGCGCTTTCGCCCGCGAGGAAGTCCGCAACAACGCCGTCGCGCGCAATCTGAAAACCACGCATGCCAACAACACGGTCGGTGACGCCGACGTTGGGCAAGGTTGCACGGTAGACCCGAATGTATTGTTCGAAGATGGCAAGCCCGACAAGAAAACCAATCAGATTCTTAAAACGAAATGGCAGGAAGTCCGCGATCATCTCGAATACACGGGCCGCTGGGGTTTTTCGGATATGTGCGTGATCAACGATCACGAACTGACCGAAGCCGGCGAAGTTTTGAATGTGATTCACGATCGTCCTGCGCCGGGCTCGAAATTCCCGCTTTCGATTGAAATGCTCGAGCCGGATCGCCTTCCGACCAGCAACGAACAGTTCACTGTGCAGTCCGCCGAACAGGAAGTGCTGATGGCGGGCGCGGATGGGATGCCGATCGTCAATAAAGACGGCGTTCCGACGAAACATTACGTGCGCCACGGCATCGAATACGACGAAAACCGCCAGATTTCCGCTTTTCATTTGCTGAAAACACATCCGGGTTCGGAGTTTTTTGGCGGCGCGATTGACACGCAGCGTGTCCCTGCCGATCGAGTGATTCACTATTTCCGTCCGGATCGCGCTGAACAGACGCGTGGCGTCTCGTGGTTCGTCGTTGTGCTCAATCTCCTCGCCGATCTGCGCGACTTGCTGTCGTGGGAGCTCGTGGCTGCCCGCATGCAGGCGATGTTCGGCGTGCATTTCAACGGCAGCGGACCGCAAAATATCCCCTTCCCGTCCCCCGGCAACGGCACCAACAACCCGCCGCGCGACGCTATGGGCAATCCTGTTACGCAGCTTCAGCCTGGTCTGATGACTTACGGCGAACAGAAAGCCGAAATGTATGGTGGCAATCGACCGGGTGGAACGTTCTTGCCCTTCTTCCAGTCGCTGATTCGTCTCTGCGGCGCCGGTTTCGGCATTGGCTACAGTGCTTCATCGAAAGACTTCTCGCAGGGCAGCTATTCGGCGCTTCGGCAGGAAGACAACGAAGACGAACGCAGCTATCGCGCCGCGCAGGGCCTGCACGCACGCCATTTCATCAAGCGCGTCTGGGTTCAGTTCGTGCGCAAATGTGCCGCAATGGGTCTGATCGATGCGCGTGAGTACCGAAAGAATCCCGCGCGTTTCGAACGCTGCAAAATCGGAATGCCGGGCCGCAAGCACATCAATCCGCTGCAGGAAATGACCGCCGAAGCCGTGGCGCTCCGCAATGGCATCAAGGATCCGGACGAAGTCGTGAACGTCTCGGGCGCGGAACCTGAAGATCGCATCAAGCGTCTCGCTGAAATCAAGGATCTGGCCGAAGAAGAGGGCGTCCTGTTGGGTTGGGTCTCTGGCGAAGTGCGGCCAAAGCTGAATCAGCAGAATCCCGCCGATCCTGAATCTCTTGGTGAGGCTGAAGTTCTCTCTGAAAGCCTGAAGGATACCGCGTCATGAAATATCGCAGCGCTGGCGCCAGCACAAAACGAGAGGAAGAGCCAGGAGCGTTGAAAAAGCGCTATGCCGGGCTCGACGTGCGCCAACTCGATAAGGAAAAGCGCGAAATCCCGATTTCGTTCAGCAGCGAAACACGCGAAGTCATGACGTGGGACTATGAACTCGGCGGTTACGTCCCTGAAATCCTCAGCCATGAGCCCGATGCCTGCGATCTCTCGCCGCTGCTTAACGCCGGTTCCATTCTCCGCAATCACGACGTGAATCAGCTCGTCGGTGCGCCCACTGAAGCCGCGATCGACAATCAGACGAAGCGCGGTGTGGCTCGCATGCGGTTTGGCCGCGGCGCCTGCGCAACGGAAGCATTCAACGACGTTTCCGACGGCATTCTGCGCGGAGTTTCGGTCGGCTATTCGGTTCAGGCTTACGAGCGCGTCCGCGCGGGTGGCAAGTCGAGCCAAGGGCACGACGGCCCCTGCATGCTCGCCACGCGTTGGAGCGTTCACGAACTCACTCTCACTCCATGTCCGGCCGACAGTTCCGTGGGCGTCGGCCGCGCCAAAGGCACGCCCACGAACAAAATTCAAACGGAGGAAGTACAGATGGACAAGGAAATCATCTTTGCGATGGTTCGCACCGCCGGACTCAATAAAGAGTTCGCCGAAATGCTGATCGGTCGCGAACTGTCGGATGTGAAAGCGGTCGAAGCCGCGATCGCGGACGAAAAGAAGGCGCGCTCGAAGAAGCCCGCGAAGTCCGTAAAACGCGCGAAGGCTGTCGTGGAAGCCGAAGAAGGTGAAGAGGAAGGCGACGAAGACGACGACGAAGAGCGCGGCGCGGAATTCGAAGAGCGTGGCCGCGCCGCCGAACGCGCACGCATCTCCGGAATTCGCGACACGGCGAAGATCCTGAAGATCGACGACAAGGTCGCCGATGATCTCATCGACCGCGGCGTCTCGCTGGAAAAGGCGCGTGAAGAATTGCTGAACAAGCACAAGGAAAACGACGTGAAACCGGTCGCTGACGGCGCGCGCGGCGTGAACGTCGAGCGCGGTGGCGACGGCGGCGAAAAGAAGCTTCGCTTCCTGCAGGCGAATCTCGGTCGCCGTTCGTTCGCGGCGATGGGTCACGAATACGACGACGATTCCACCAAGAGCATCGAACGCGCGCATGTAACGCTGCAGATGGCCGTGCGCGAAATCATGGAGCTGCGCGGCATCGCGGGCGTGCGCTACATGGCGCCGTTCGAGTTGTGGGAATGCTATATTCGTTCGCAGGTTCAGCAGCGCACGGCTGCAAACACCTCGGGCGATTTCTCGAATGCGCTCTCCGCGATTCAGAACAAGGCGCTCTCGCGCGGCTTCAATATGGCCAAGCCGACCTGGCGCTCGTGGGCGCGCAAGGGCAGCTTGACCGACTTCAAGATCGCGCCTTGGGTGCAGATGAGCGGCGCCGGTCAGCTCCGCGAAACCGGTGAAAACGGGGAAATTCTCGATAGCAAGGTCAGCGACCGCGCTGAAAACCGTCAGCTCGCGGTTTATGCCCGCCGAGTGTCGATGACGTGGGAAGCGTTCCAGAATGACGACCTGGACGCGATCGGTCGCGCGGTTTTCAATCTGGGATTGGGAGCGGCGAAGCTTCCCAGCCGGCTGATCTACACGCACCTGCTGGCCAACCCGATCATGTCGGACAATGTCGCCTTCTTCCACGCCACGCACAAAAATCTGCTCACGGGCGCGGGTTCGAACTTGGACGCGACGAACAAGGTCGCGGCGCTGGCGGCAGCGGTAAAGACGTTCCGTCAGCAGACGGAACCGCAGGCGCCAAACGATACCGAATTCGCGGCCGAGCCGATCGATATCGATCCGGGCGTGATGCTGGTTCCGCCGGAGCACGAATATCAGTCCAACACGCTCGTGAATCCGAACATGTACATCGAAGGATCGGCCTTCTTCAAGAACAAGTATGAGATCGAAACCGAATCGCGGCTTTCGAACTCGTCCTTCACGGGTTACAGCGCGACGGCCTGGTACCTTGCGGCGCGTGCGGCTGAAGCCGACAACGCCGAAGTTTCCTTCCTGAACGGAAACGAAAATCCGCTCACGGCGACGTGGGAAGAGTTCGGTGCGCTGGCTCAGCACTATCGCGCAGTGTTGCCCTGCGGCGTGAAGCTGCTCGACTGGCACGGCATGGTGAAGAGCGCCGGCGCCTAAAGCCTGAAACCAACATCAAAAGCACCCCGCCGGGAAGTATGGCGGGGTTGCTCTATTGAAAGCCGACCGCGAATGCGGGGCGAACATTTCTGGAGAAAGAATCATGTCCAATCAGGCTGCAAAGGTCGCCCCCGGCGAAACGGTTCCGTTCGTGAACAGCACGGGCGCGGCGATCGACTTGAACAGCATCGTTATCGTGGGCAGTCTGCTGGGATTGCTTACGGATTGTCGCATGGGAACAACGGGACCGAACACGCAACTCGCGAACGGTGCCGAAGGCCGGGCGATGATCGAAGGCGTGGTCGAAGCTCCGAAGGTTTCGGGATCCGGTGGCGCCGTTGTAGCTGGCCAGGCGGCCTACTGGGACGCGGCGAACAGCTGTTTTACGCCAGTGCCGACGCCCAACGGTGGCCACACCTTCCGCGAAGCGGCCACGCAGGCGGCATCGCGCTGCAAGGTGAAATTGAATTCCACAATCGCTGCGGGCGCGCAGGTGATCTTCGCTCCGCCGACTGACGCCAACGCGAACGGTGACAATGCGTTCGTCACCTTCCCTTTCGCGGTCCGCCTGATCGATTGGTGGATTCGTTCGAAGGACACCGGCGCGGCGAACGCGAAACTGCGCTATGGCACCACGGACATCACGGCCGTTGTCGCCAAGGGCACCAACAACGATGCCCTGGTTCGCGGCAGCACGATCGTCGAAGCACAGAAGACGATCGCGGCCAACACGCCGATCCTGATCAACCTTTCGGCGGGGCAAGCCATCGAAATGAATGCGATCTTCGTCCGCGCATAAGCATGGTTCCTCGCGCCGCGCGCTTCGGTGCGCGGCGCGACTTCCTCTAACATTTTGCGAGGCTTCGCATCATGACAGACGTGCCCGCCAAAGAATCCGGGCTGAACGACGCGGTAAAGGACACCACAAAGCGTGGTCTCCGCGATCACGGCATCATTCTCGTGATGCTGGGAATAACACTCTGGATTCTGTGGGGCTGGATCGCCGATACGCGCGACACGAACAAGAAACAAAACGAAGTGATCATGAATTTCGCTCTGCAAAATCAGACCGTCGTTCAGAAGGCAACGACGGTCATGGAGCGTGTCGAGCGTGCGCTCGACCGCACTGAACGAACTGAAAAGCGCGGGGGTTCGGTTGCTAATCGCGCGCCCGTCATTGAAGGGAACGATTGAACATGTCCAAGGGAATTTTGGCACTCAGTGCCACCATCAATGCGGCTTTCGATCTGACCGAAGCTGCGGTCAAGATCCGGAGCGCCGGACTTTCGAGCGCCGTTTCAACGCTTCTGCCGTTGGTGGCTGAAGTCGAAGCGACGATCAAGCAGGTATCCGACCTGGTTGCCGAAGCGCAGGATCTTGACGGGACTGAAATTCAAGCGCTGACCGCGCTCATCTTCCAGCGCGTCCGTCAACTGCTCGTGCTTCTCGGCGTCGCGCAGGATTCCAAGGTATCGAAGGCGCTGAGTGTTGCGCCGAAGGCCTTGGCGCTTGCAGCCACGGTTTACGAACAGGGTAAGGAAATCTACGACGAGGTCGCGGCTTAATGGATCCTGTCGTCGCTGTACTCAAGGGAGCTGCTGAAGGGCTCGCAGTTGGCTGGAAAGCTGTCGCAGCCACGGCTGGTCGCAAACCCATTGAGTACACGAACGGCGGGAATATCCAGACGCAGACCGTAACGGACGATGAACTTGCTGAGACGCGTGCGATTCAGGAGATGGATAAGAAATGAAAACCATTCTGGCTTGCATCGCTGTCGCTTTCTTAATTGTGTTGCCGGGGTGTTCTATTCTCGGCGATACCTTTCGCGACAAGAAGGAAGAGCAAATTCTGGAAATCGAAAGGTACGACGCAACGACGGGTCGGCCTATGAAGACAGCGCGCATCATCGACGATCGCCCGATCGCAGTGGAATACAAAGGGCCGGACGGAAAGCCGATTCGAAAGAAAGAGAAGCACGGCGGCTGGTTTATTTCCCCTCCCCCGCTCCCGCTTCCAGAACCCAAGGCAGAAGTTGTGCCTGCTGAACATTAAACGGGAAGTGCTGGCGCCAGCGGAGTAGTCGCCGTGAGTGATTTCGATGATCAGATGAGTGATGCGATCGGAGGTGCCGAAGATGTTTTCGGAGACTCTGCCACGCTTCATTTGGCCATCAATAATTCCGCGGTTGCGGTAACGGTTCTGATGGTCACTGCAAAGCCGCGGCTCATTCCAGCGGCCAGTGAAGATCAGGAATACAGGGAACTGGAACTGCGAATTTCGGCGGCGCGCTATCCAAATCCGCAGGTGCTTTTTGGCGGTCAGGAAGGCGACTGGTTTACCGGGCTTGTGGGTGAAACGAATCAGCAATGGTGGGTTGTGGATTTGCTGCCTGAGAACGATCCGACCATGCATCGCGTCTTGTTGCGCGACAAGGAAGTACCAAAGGAATACGCCTTCGGTGGCTGAAGGAGTTGAGCATGTCGTACTCGACTGAAAAGAATGCGGGTTACCGTCACACCGGCTGGGCATTCGGCGGTACTTCGTTCTTCGGCAAGATTCGTTTGCTGATTGAAAAAATCGTCAATCACGAGCCGATCATAGCTGACGACAACAATTCGGCGCAGGCGATGCCCGTGGACGAACTCGGCGCGCGGGTGACGGCAGAATTTCTCGACAACGCCGGCGCGATCGACGAGAGCGAAGATGCCGCGAATCTTGTGACGACGTTTTCGGAATCGAATGGCAGCGGCAGCGGTGGCGTGACGATCGGAAAGCTCGTTCCCGGCAGCGTGACACACACGCAGGGCCGTAAACAGGGCGGTTTTACCGTCGCGCAGATTTTCGAACTCGAAGGCGATCTGACCTACACGCCGACCGCCTGAACGGGCGAAGTGGTCTCATAAAGGAACTGAGCGATGTCTGAAGAGATTACGCAGATCGATCCGGATCGGGCCGCGAAGATTCTGGAGCTTCAATCCAAGTTGAAGCCGGGAATTTTGGTTGGCAAGACGATCGGCAAGCGCCTGGTGCCGGTCGGCCAGTGCGACGGCATAATCTTTCTCGGCGAGAAGGTGAAATATACCGCTGCCGGACCTGAAAAGGTTGTCGCTGGCGTCGACGCGGGCTTTCAGGAACGCGCACTCTGCTATCTGCGCCCAATGTCGATGGAATGGCGCGCACTGCGATTGCATCAGGGCCGTCCGGAACTCGGAGTTTCGATGCCGAAGATTCAGTTCCTCTTCGACGAAGAAATCAAAAAGGCCGCGGCTGATGCTGGCCGGCCGATTGAATGGCTGTTTACGCAGGATCAACACTGCATCGACGCTTCGCGCAAGGAACACCGCGATCGCTGGCAGGTGTTTGCCGTCGAGGAGGGCGTATGGGCCGTTTTGTATGTCTGATTTTTGCGCCGCTGATTTTCGTGGCAGTGTTCTTTCTGACGCTGTTCGGCGCGCAGGTTGTCTTTCGGCGTGAAGAAAAAGAGGAGTTGCAGCGCGCGGCGTTAGAGCAGGACGTGGTGAAAGAAGATCCTCATCTGGAGCATGACGACGAGGATCGAAACTGGCTGGACGATCTTTCGCCATTGAAAAAGGTCAAGCGGGTGCGGGAGTGGTACGGGCATCAGTCGGCGCAAGTCGGCGCGCTGCCCGAGCCGGTTGAAGTCTGGTACCGCAATCTTCTAGCGCGTCGGGCACGATGAAAGGCGTTGAATGTCCATCAGAATCACGCCCGCTGTTGGCAGCGTTGTTGAGTTCGCGGACGTGGCGGATGGCTTCATTGTAGCGCCGAATACGCGCACCTGGCTGATGCGGCCGAAGCCGAGTCTGGATCGGAATGCGGTCTATCCAAGCAAATCGCCGAATGTGGTGGGACAGCAGGTTAAGCGCGGAGACTTTGATTCGAAAGATCTGACCGGATTGCGCGTGATTTACGTCCATTCCAGCCCGGATCAGGTGCTGGCAATGTTCTACGCAGACCAGTCGGCGGTTTCGAATCAGGCGTGCGAAGTAGAAATCGGTTCTGTGGAGTACCCGGCGTGTGAAGTGGTTGAGTTCGAACCGCTTCGCGATCAGTTCGGGCGGCAGGTGAAACCGACCGGACGCGGAACGTACCGGTTGCAGGCCACTTTATCGTTCCTACAGTTGCGAAAGGCCTGAGAGTGTCGCGAAGACCTAAAAAGAATCGCAGCAATCGACCTGGCGGCATTCCGACTGCCGCTGACATCTATCGTATTGTTCAGAATTCGATTGAAGAATATTTCGCCAAGAATGGTAACGCTCCGACGCGCTCGCGCGCGAAAAATCCCGGCCGTTCTTCACTGGCTGATTCGATGCAGTCGATCGACGCGTTTAATTCTGCGGTTAGTGGTGCAACGCCTGCGCAAGAGCCACAGAAGAAACAAAACGCAGCGCCAGGAAGCTTCTTTAATTACGAAGTTCTTTCCAAGGGCGCGTTCTTCCGTTTAAAGGCGGCTTCTCAGCAGGCGCGCAGTGTGTATCGACAGGTCACGCGCGCAGCCGTGCTTTATGACGTTGCTGGCCGTGAAGGTTTCAGCGGCGGACTCGCCGAAGGCGAACTGGTTCAGACGGGCTTGGAAGTCGGGCGCAATCTCGCCAAGAATCGCGATGTACGCCGCGCGGCAAAGCAGATTAGCGAAATCATCACCGGCGATAAGAAATTCGGCGCCTCTGTTCTGAAGTCTTTGGGCAGTGCGTTGGGACTCGCTGGCGGCGCCGCGGCCGTTGCGCTTACCGCTGTCTCGGCGGCCAGCGAGCTGTTTGCTCAGCGACGTGCAAGCGCTCGAGCTCAAATAGATACTTTTAACGCAGGAACGAATCTGGAATTCGAAGCGTCCAACGCGAAATCCATTCGCAATCGAATCCGGCAATCGGTCGAAGGAACGCGCGGGATCGTTGGAGTGATTTCAGATTCTCTTGGATACACGGAACAAACTGAAGGCGAAGTTTCACGGCGCACGATCGAGCAATTGAACACATACAATACCGCACGCGATAACGCGCAACGGATGGGTATTAATGTCGATGCTGTTCTCAACGCTGCCGCAAAGAAGAAAGGTGTTTCCGTAAACCAGCTAACGCCAGGCGAGAAAAACGAGGCGCTGGATCCTGTCGTCCAAGCCGAAGTCAAATCGCGCGTCACCGATGATATGGTCGACAAGGAAGTGTCTTCGCGCGGGTTGCTCAAAGACGGATTTCAGATTCGAGATCCTCAATTTCAGAGTCTGCCAAACGTAGCGGAAACAATGAAGCGGGCAGACCGTGAAGCTTCCAATGCATTCCTAGAAGGTCAGCGGCTCAAAATTCGACAGGAACTGGAAGAGCGCGTTGTAAATGAAATCGCTGGTCGAAACGAAGTGGAACGCCGCGCGGCTGAAAAATCACTGTCGCAGCGAACTCCGGAGCAACGCCAACAAATCGATCGAGACCTTCGCAACTCAACGTTCAAGCTTGCGGCGCAGCGATCGCGCCGGAAGCAGAAACGGACGGACTAAATGTCTGCTGACTACGCAGCCAGCGCGCCTGCATCGCGAGGTCTTGCAGCCATTCGGGTGAAGGCATCCGATCCGGTGATTTATCCGAAGCCGAAGCCGCGCCGCTGGGATGCGAAATACGGCGCGATCGCCATCTGGAACGAAGTACTGTCGATGATCGAGCGCGACGCGATTTTCGATCGCGTACGTGTGAAGAATACGACGGGCAGCACGCTGGCCAAGGGAACGCTGGTTTACCTCGACACAGGCAAGCTGACACCTCAGACGCAAGCTACGGCCGTTAATAATCCGCTTGCTGGCGGAAATGTGGCTATCAATGTGTCTGCGACGTTTGAAGTGGGTCAGTTGCTGGAAATCGAATCCGGCGGCAATGTGGATGTCGCGAATGCGGTAGCGGCGAGTGCTGGCGTCAGCGTGACGGCCGATCAACTGAACAACGATCATAATACGCCGACAGTCATTGCGCTGCCTGCGTACGAAGTCTCACTGGCCGATGCTGATGGCGCGAAAATCGCCGAATGGGTTTTAGCGGACGATATTGCCAACGGTGCCTATGGCGATGCACACGCATGCACCGAAGTGACTGGACTGGATACTTCCGCGCGAACTCTTGAGCAATTCGTATATCTCTCAGCGACTGCAGGCGGATATACGGCAACGGCTCCAACGGGTTCCGACCAGTTCCAGCAGATCGTCGGCGTGGTCAAAACCGTAGACGCAACAAACGGTAGAATTCTGTTTTTTCCCGGTGCTAAACGCATCGTCAAATTCGGCAGCAGCTTCTTTCAGACTGGTTCGACCGTCAGTGATGAAGTCGTTCGCGATGTAACGGCGGATACCACGCTGACGTCAGCGGACTACGGAAAAATCATTACCAACGTAGGCGGGACTTATCCAAAGATCACGCTGCCTGCAGCCGTGCAAGGCAAGCGCATCACGCTTTACGACGACGGAAACAATATTCGCGGGATCGCGGCGGTTGGCGAAACCATTCGCATCGGAACACAAGTAACTGCGGCTGCGGGACGTGTTGATTCGACGCAGGCCGGTTCGATTCTTCGTTTGGTTTGCATCAAAACGGGTCAATGGACGGCGGAGTTCACCGCTGATCCGTGGTCATTGAATTAAAGGAATAGATCATGCTGCGAAAATTCTGTTTAGCGGTGATGTTGATTTCGGCTTTTGCGTTTGGTTCTGAAGCGGGTCCAACGTCGCTGACTATCAATCCGCAGGGAACAAGCGCTGGTGCGACGGGTCCGTTGCGCATGAAAGAACTGGTTGCCAACGGCCAGAACGTCACGGGGTTCAAAGCGCCTGACTCGCTTGCGGCGGATGTTATTTACACACTGCCCAGTGCTGCTGGCACGGGGACGTATGTACTGCAAACAGACGGCAGCAAAGTGTTGAGTTGGGTCCAGCGCGAGTTGCCCTTGACGTTTTCAACGGGACTGACGCGCTCCACTAACACAATCACCGTCAATACATCCCAGAACATCACGACGCTGAGCAACCTCACATCCAATGGATTTGTGAAAACCAGCGGCGGCGCAGGCACGCTCTCCGTCACTGCTTCCCCATTGACCGTTCCGGATGGTGGATTAGGTGCGGCAACATTCGCTGCTGGCGGTGTGCTGTATGGAAATGGCGCGTCCGCAGTTCAGGTAACCAGTGCGCCGACATCCGGCCAGATTCTCGTGGGCAACACCACAACGCCGGCATTCGTGACGATGGGTACCGATGCCACGATCACAAACACGGGCGCGCTGACGATTGCGAACAATGCGATCACGACGGCGAAGATTTCGGACGCCAATGTTACAACGGCGAAATTAACCAGCGCGGCGCGGCCGTGGCACAATTATTTGATCAATGGAGGCTTTGAGTTCTTCCAACGCGGCCAGCTGAATGCGGTGACAACGGCAGCTGTTTTGGATGGAACATATGCGGCGGCTGATCGCTGGTTCTGGATTACGAATGCTGGCGGCGTCGGCAGTCCAACATACACATTTAAACAGGTCGATGCGTCTGCCGAAGGTACTGGTTATGCAGCGGAAATCGTTACGTCTGGCGGCACGAACACGCGTTATATCTGCCTCTCTCAAATCGTTGAAGCGCGCGCAACCTACGCACTACGCGGACGGACTGTTCGTTTTCAAGCTCGCGTCAAGCAAGCCTCTTCTACAGCAACATGGAAAGCCGTGCTTATCAACTGGACTGGAACGGCGGATACCTCTATCGCTAAAAATCTCGTCAATAATTGGTCTTCGACTACTTATACCGAAGGCAATTTCTTCACAACAAACGGCAGTTATGACATCGCCGCTGTCGGATCGGATACTGTGGTTGGAACTTCATATACGGATGTCGCGGTGACTGGAACGGTTAGTTCGTCCGCCAACAATTTCTATGTTGCGCTCTTCTGTATAACGGGAAATGCAACGACGGCCGACATTACAAAATGCGGTTTATATGACGGTGCGGATGCGCGTGATTGGCTACCGCGCGCGCCAGGTCTTGAAGTTGAGTTGTGTCAGCGATACTACGAAAAAAGTTATGATCTCGGAACGGCTCCGGGAACGACAACGACGACCGAAATTGTTTTTATTCCTCATGAAAATTCGACGGTTGGAAATTCGACTCGATTCGCTTTCGTGCGGTACCGAGTTTTGAAGGTGTTAAGTAGTCCCAGTGTTGTCGTCTATCCATACACAACTCCTGCCAATACCGGGCGTGTGTCAGACGGAAATGGTAACGATCTTGCAGCTTCTTCCGGGGGCACAAATAGCGCCGGTCCGGGTTCGTTCAGTGTTCAGAACAATTCCGGCGGAACCATAACGCCAAGCGCATCGGGTGGGTTCCTGTTTCATTGGTCGGCGGATTCGGAGCTTTAACGCATGAAGATTGTTATTGCGCGGATGAATGGAAAGGTTGTCGGTGCAACCGTTACAAATACCGATAACTCAGAAACGTTTTACGATCGCTTCGACGCGAAGAGATGGCTGGATTTTCTGGCGCTGAATACGAAAGAAGCGGTGCCGGCAGATGTCACTGATCACGGCCCTGATGTCGTTGCTGTTGATCCAGATCTATTGCTTGCAATCCAGAACATTAAGACGGTTCCTGATTCATTTAAAACCGGGAGCGGTCCGAATTTGACGCAGCCGCAGTTGCAAATCTTGTTTTGGTCGCTGAAGAGAGTGTTGAAGGAATTTCGTCAGGATCTGATTAACTAAAATGCTCTACGGCGCGCCATACACCACGCACTACGGCGAACTCGCGGAAGGATTGCTCGAGTTCAATGTTGAACGCGACGGCAACGTTGGCGCGATCTGTTCGCTTCTGCTGTTGCCGGGTGTCTGTCCGTATTGGGCGATCGTGGTGGACGGCGTACCGCAAGTCATTGTGTATCTGCAGGAAGGCATACTTTCCAAAAATCATCGCGTTGTGTTCGATTCTTCGCGCGGCGAGCCGACTGTTTCCCCGTTCCCGCTGGGCGATTGGGATACCTATGATGATATCGATGTCACCTTTGAGCAGACAGAATTCCAGTCCGACAAAGGCAAATCCGTTCGCGTCACGTTCCCGACGGTGATGCAGGTCGAATCGGATACGTGGAACGATGCAGGGCAATTGACCGGCTGGGCGCTCAACGGATTGCAGCGATTCGCGAACTGTCTCCCGATTTCGTACCGCGCATCTGAAGTGAAGGTCCTTGTCGAACTTCTGAACGTCGGCTCGGTACGCACTGTAAATTTGTACGTTGGTGCGATTCTGGTGGCGACTGGCAGTCGAACTGGCAATGGAAGCATCGACATTTCGGAGCAAAACGAGAGCGGTATTTCTGGCACGGTGAACGTGGCCTATTCTGCCGATATTGCGCTCGGCGATGGCGCCTACGTTCTGGGGCGCTGGGCTGAAAAATATGTGGTGGCCTGCGGGTCCGTCTCGAAAACTGTTTTCGATACTGGAAGTGGAAATACGATCAGCGTCGTCCTTGAAGACTTGCCTGCGGGCGTGCGAACCGTGAGCGTAACCGCATATTCGGATACGAAGATTGTTGGAGCGCCAAAAACAGACACGATCAACGTTCCCGGCCGTCCGGAAGCACCGGGCGAACTATCATACGTCGATGGTGACTGGACGGATACAAAGATTGAATTTCAAGCCAGCGCCACGCCTGGCGCGATTTATGCCTTGTACGACGTTCAGGAGTTGGACGGGCCGATCGCGGTTTGTCAGCCTGCGGCGCTGGCGCCAGCGGGAACGGGAACAATTCAATGGATATTGCCGAGTTTGCCATCGGCCGGAACCGGTACGCGCCGGCTGTATGTCGTGGCTATTAACAACGACATCGAAGATGGTGTGAAGGGGTCGTTGAAACTGGATTATGTGGCCGGTGTCGTAACGTTCCCGCGACCAAACATCCCGGATTTCGTCTATGCCGTTCCGGATCCTGTAACGGCGGGTCGAACGATTCATGTTCAGTACACGTATAACGCAGCGAATCAAACCGGCATTGCGACGAAGGTTTTGATTTGGCTTCTCGCGGAAGGAGACGCCGTTCCCGCCGACGGCGAGACGCCTGACGCGCAGCTATCGATCGCCGCGGCTGTAAACGGTATTTCGCGCGGCAACATCAGTGCGACTGCGCCTGCGGATGGTTATTACCGCGTGCTTGTCCGCACGGCTGCGGCGGACGGAACTCAAAGCAATAATTCGAATCCGACCAGTGAAATTTACGCCTCCAATGCAGTTCCCGCAGCCGCTGCGAGCTTGACGCTGGAGGTGATTTCATAATGTCCGGAAGCCGCATTATTCCTGCAGGCGAAAGCGTCGATGCGAAGATGGAACAGTTCATTCCTTTCTTTGGATTGAACCTACTGACGACTTCGCCGACATGGTGGGGTTCTGAAGTCGATATCGGTTGCGGCAGCGAAGCTGGAAAGGCCGTCGCGAAAATTCCACTGAGCGCAGATACGGATGACGAATCAGCGTTCAGCCTGGTATTCAATCCTGAGGGGGAACTGGCGCGCCTTAAAGGCGGCGATCCAATGGCCGTCATCAAGCGCGTTTTTCTGGACGCGAACGAGTTCCGCGACGAACTGGTTTTTGTCGGTGAGATCACTCTTATCGAACAGATTCTTGCCGAGCCGGGCGAAGTCGATGCCTTGCAGATTACGGGTAAAGACATTCGCCATATGCTTCAAGAAATCCGTACGCTTGGCCGCTGGGTCTATTCTACGAAAACAGATGAGGTTACTTTTCAAGAAGGTCTTCCCGAGCACATTAATCCCGAAGGTGAAGGGAACTGCGTTTTCGACGCCAGCGGAAACCCTTGGTTTGCCGCTGTTCCTGAAACTGGATTAGAGGACGACGATCAGCCTCCGGACGCAAGCGAGGGCTCAACCGAAAAAACGTGCTATTGGACCTTCCAGAACTTCCTGCGTTACAAGCGCAATACGCAGGGGCCTGAGCCGATCGTTGAATACCCGTCGAACTATCCCTATATGACTCGGTGTCCGGGTTGGTTGGTATGGCCTGAATCGTTTGGCAGCAATCTCGACAGCGTTTCGGAGTCCAATTTCAACGACGGTGTGGGTCAGAATTTTAACTCGATCGGTGGCGCCCGCAAAGGGCCGGATATGAACTTCAACGGCTATTCGATGAGCGGCCAGCCTGGCAGTGAAGGCTGGCTGGATATGATTTTGGAAGCTGCCGGCGGATGGACGTGGACGGTGGATTATCAGATAAACCAGAACGGAACGGACGATGCGGAATACCAGAACGTCCTCAAGATTGTTCCCTCGCGCTGGCGAGGGCCGACGGGTGGCGTGAATATGCCCTATGCGGCTGGCGGCGCGGCGAAGGACACGCTGAAGAGCCCGGCGATCACTGGCGGCCGTTACGTCGAAGATTTCGAACAGATGGTTACGCGCGCTGTAGGTTCCGGCAGCATCAAGAAAATCGAAACGCGCTGCTCTACTCGCTCGGCAGATCATGGTGGCACGGCGGCTTTGATTCGCGGCTACACCGATGCGCAACTCGACGAATGCTTGCGTTATGCGGTGTGGCTGGGCGGCGGACATGTCACGCCAGAAAACATCGAAAAGGCTTTTTCGAAATACTACATGGTTCTCGCGAGCGTCGCTCTGAATCCGAATTTCGATTTCACGGTTGGAACGCAGGAAGAAGGCGCGCCACGCGCGCGAGTGCCGCGACCCGTCTGGCCGCTGCTTCTTTCGTTTCAGGGCAACATCAATGCCGTCGGGGATATTCTTCCTTATCCTATTCGAAGTGAAGTCTACAACGATGATGAGGATGAATGGTCGCTGGGAACGGAATTCGACGGTTTGGAAGTGTGGGATAACGGCATCATTTATGTACCGGGCCTACGCGATGATGTTTTAAAGGGAAAGCCGGGAACGTGGCGCTGGGCCAACGCAAAATATGGCACGGTTGGAACATACGATCCGGTTTTCGAAAACAGCACGGCGAAGCTGGACATTGTTGTCCAAGATGTGCGCATGACGCTCGCCATTCCGTGTGACAGCCGGTTTACATACGCTGCGAAAGTTGCGTCCGACATTGCTCAGAACGGGGGCGGGTTTGATCTGGGTCCGGTGGAAGGTGACGACGTTTTTGAAATCATCAACGATGGTCCGGATGTGCAGCGTTGCAGTGCAAATTTTTCGCGCACTATTTATCTGGATTTGAATAACCTTTATGAACTGTGGATGCGTGTCAACTCATGGCCGTTGCCTGAAAGTCAACCCGGCTCGGTTATGGCAGACGATAAGCCTGCGGCAGGCAGCGAAAACGATGGAACGTCGACGGCTATTCGCGACGATTCAAAACTCCTGCGATCGCACGTCATTCGACGCTTTCAAGACAATGCGCGTATCGATCGCACAGCATCTGAATTGTTCTCTGAAGGCTGGCTGGTGACATCTTACGCACCTGGCACGATCATCAACCAGTTTACGCCGGTGGGCCGCACCGATCGAAAGCCGTGGGACGCGCGCTGTGTGGTGCTGCGAAAGAAGATGGTTTGTAATCAAGCGCGCGGCGTTGGTAACGCCGTTGCGTTTCGAAATATTACCTATTGGGGATTCGGCTGATGGTGAATCCACTCGCCGGAAATTCGAAAGGCAGGATGTTCGGTGTTCCGAAGCGCACGTCCGTTCGCCCGTGCGGGGGCGGATCGGCGCCTTCAACTGATTTTGATTGGGCTGACTGCGCGGCGACCGGGAACTTGACGCTGAGCGGTACCGCGGCCGTTGACGGGGTAACGGGCTACACCAAAGTCTTGGCGTGGCGGCAGACGACGGTTGAACAGAACGGCTTGTATAGCGTGAGTCCTGCTGGCGTGTGGACAAAGATAGGACAGCCGATTTCGGTGAAGGTTTTGAATGGCAGTACGCAGGGTCGTTTCTGGTTCGATCTGACGGCGGACGACACCTATCAGGCCGGTTGTGCGGCATACGGATAAACCATGGCCTACGATCTCGTCACATGGTCGCCGCGGATCTCTGGAGCTGGCGACGACAGGTACAACATTCCGGGCGCGACGAAACTCGACGGGAGCGTCGATACTGGATTGCCGACGCGCATTGATGCCGGAGACGGGAGCGGATTTTCTGCCATTCCGACGATCGCTCAGATCAACGCGAGCAGTGGTGTTAATCAGGTCATTGCCGCGATCAATCGGCGCATTCTGAATCACAACGGGTCGTACGGATCGACGCTGCCCTCAATTGCTTACATTGCAACGGGTGCGAGAATTCTGGCGTCGAAGTTCGCCGAGATGATGCAGCGCATCACGCAGATCAAACAGATCGAAGGTTTCGTGAACGTGACGGCGCTGACTCCACCGACAAGCGGACAGCGAATATTAGGCTCGCACCTGGCCGTAATGCGTCAAGCCTTGGCGATCAGCGGCGAATTGCGTCCGCAGATTGCTGACGGATCGGGCACGGGATATGGCATTGCGTCACAAGCGAGGCAGTACACGCGCGTTGATAACCCGTACGGTACACTGGTTAGTGATGCTATTGGCGGCGCGAGTTTCCAAGCTGAATGGGACTATTCGGGAGGAATATATACCCGCTCGCGACAGCTTCAGAACTACGCTATTCCAGAATGGCTGTCAGCGGCAAACAGTGCCACTTTGAAAATCACAGCGGCCGTCACGACGAATCCTACGGCGACCTCGCATGCGTTTCAGGTCTACAATGCGTCGCCGGCGCCGGATATTAACTCTTTGAGTAGTTCCGATTTTGATCTGACGTCGTCCCTTTTGTATTCGCTCGCTATTCCCGGTTTTTCGCCTGCTGGCAATACGACGGATGTTGGAATCTCGGTTGCAAGTATTATTGCGGCTGCAGGCGTAGGCTATTCGCTGCTGACTGGTTTCGATTTCGATTTTGCGAACGCGGGATCATCAGTGACCGGTTTTATACGCGCATCTATGATCTTGCAGGGAGTGCCGGACGGGGCGCTGGTGATCGATTTAGGATGAGACAAAAACCGTAATCTATGCCGTAATCAATCCCCTACCCTATCAATTTTGCCATAGGTAAAAAACGACGCACTATAGCTCGACAAGCTGAGGGTCACTGGTTCGAATCCAGTAGCGCCCACCATTTTTAAAATACCTATGATTATAGGTGAGAATCAGGCGGTAGAGCGAACAGCTCCCGCCTTTTCTTTTCTGGAAAGTCCGTAATCTATTCCGTAATATAGCTGATGTTCACTGGGGGTGAATATGGGGCGTGCGCGCAGCCGTTTGAAGTGGCGGCATGAAGGCAAGCAATACGTCATTCGTTACCTCGATCCGCTGAAACAAGCGCCGCGGCGCCTGGTCGTCGGGATGGATTCGACGCAGGCCGATCGCGCAGTGAACTATCTCAACCGCATTTTCGGTGACGCCAGCGCTTGGTACGAAAAACCCGCCGACGTTCCCGACGACATCTGGACTCTTTGGACGGGCGGCCGGTTCGAAACGGTGCGGCTCTCAAAGCCGCGCGATTCGATCAAGCATTCGCACTATGTCACGATGGTGAAGGCCTTGGAAGACAAGGAGCGCAGGATCCGTGAGTTGGAAGAGGAGATTGTGTTCTGGAAGGGCAAGCGCACGCGCAACGGTCCTGCGCCACGGCTGGGCGAAGCGTTCGAGCAGTTCATGGCCGATTACAAAGGCAAGGACGACGAACACACGCGCAATATGCGCTGTCACCTGCAGCGCTTCGTGGAGCGCTTCGGCGCGGAAAAGAACGTCGACGATTTCAGCGGCGCCGAAAAACAGATCGATACCTGGCTGCAGGGCCTTGTGAACGAGAACGGTCCGCGCGACGAAAAAGGAAAGTTGATCAACCCTGAACCGATTTCGCCGGGGTATCGCAACCAGTTCAGGGATCGCGTATTGATGTTTCTGGAACACGCCGGCGTGGTGATCAACCGCAAAGAGGTAAAGCGCGCGTCCCGTGGGGCTGTGCGGGCCTCGCGCGGTCCCATCCGCTGGTTGGAGCGTGAACAGGTCGAAGCCGTCGCAGACGCGCTGGATGATTACTGGAGCGATGTCTGGCGCGTGCAGGTCGGGCTGGGCTTGCGCCCGACCGAGCTGATCACCCTGCAGCGTTCGAACTTCAACAGCGATTATTCTGAGTGCACACTCGCGCAGTTGGGCGATCACACCCTGAAAACCGGATCGCGCAGCCTGCAGGTATCGGAGATCACGCGAACGGTTTTGAAACGGCGCATTGCCGTCAGCGGTTCGAAGGTGGTTTTTCCTCAGGTGAATTATCGTAACAAGAAAAACCACGGCAAGCCGTGGCATGACGAGCACTGGTTCTGCCGAAAATACGTTCGCATGCTCCGCGCGGCCGTGGCGGCCGTAAACGAACAGACCGAGGCGACGCTGGGCGCTGACGATCCGTTGGTAATCCACGTCGACGTGGACGCGCGCACCGGCCGGCGAACGTCGGGCAGTCTGTTGTTGCGGGCGGATTGGACGCTGGAAGCGGTCGCGGCGTTTCTGGGTGACGACCTGCGTACTGTGAAGGAACACTACGCCGCGCTGCTGTCGAACGAACTGAATCCGAAGGCGGCGGCCGTTTGAGTGCTGGCGCCAGCGCTCAGCGGTACCGGAAAGCGTTTACGATTACGTCGATGCGTCTGTTGGCTTCATTTGCATTAAATCTTGCTTCCGATACCGACTTTTGAAGTTCGTCGATTTTCGCGCTCTGCTTTTGACTGCGGTCTTCATTGTAAACCGCATAGATAATAAACGCGGCAATTACGCACGCGAGTATCACGGTATTGAAATGGATGTTCTCCTTTTCGGACTCAGAGTTTTTTTGCACGGGCGCTGGTGGCAATAATGGTTTTAATGGTTTTATTTCAATGTCCTTTGGAGGCTCCACTGGCTTGTGAATCTTCGGGACTTCCAACTTGCAGAACGTGCATGAATTCGCTTGTTCGGCCAGTAACTCGCCACAGCGTGGGCACATGAGAGTTTTAGACATGGAGTCCTCGCTTGTCGGCAAACTTCGCGCTTGACTTTAGTTAATTCCTTAAGATTATTTTCACAGCTTATTTCGCATCGGGGGGTGCATCGTATGGCTTTGCTTCCAGAGCAGATCGTTGCTCGCCTTAGCCGTCGTCTTGAAATAGTCCGCCTGCTTCCTGGGGCGGAACTGTTTGACATATTGCTACTTGAGGAGCGTTTAGCTGATGCAAAAGAGTGGCAACGGATTCAAGCGCAGTCCAAAAGCGAGCTGGAAGCTCAACCTCAGTCTCCGACATCGCAGCAGCTAGACCCTTGCCAACCACCGAAAGCTCTGACTTCAGATGAGGTACAGGAGCATATCCAACGGGCGCGGAAGCGTGCTTGGCGCGCTTGCGAGTCCTTGGGCCGGGCTTCTTTGTAATGTTTCGCGCTGCGGTAATGGCTTTGAAGGTATTCAGGAACCCAAGTCTCTCGGGCTCACTCATTTTGCGCCACAGCCCTATGGTTTCTTTTTCCTCGTCATCCATAGGCGTGAACTCGTCTCCGAATGCTACAAAACTAGGTTCCGTATGTAGCGCCTCGGCAATGTCGCATATCTGACTTAGAGTCGGAACGTTGACTCCGTTTTCCCATTGGCTGATCGCACTCTTTCCGCGATTTAATTTCGCGCCCAATTCTTCTTGTTTGAGCCCGCTTTTTTCGCGCGCTGCAAGAAGTCTCTTTTGAAATTCTATCGCATCCCATTTCATGCCAATAAGTTATGAGATTCTGAACGAGAATCCAGAAATTTCGGTAATTAGCGCTTGATTGTTCAGTAATCTGAACTATTATCTAATTATCAGGAAAGGAAATTCAGAAATAATGAACTCGCTAGCGGAATGCAGATCACTCAAACACTATCGGCGTCGGGTTCAGCGCGTGACACAGGGTGAAATTGCCAAGCGCGCAGGCTTGTCCGTGAGCCGGGTTCACGATTTTGAAAATGGTATTCGTCCGGGCGAAGAGCACATCGCGGCATTGGCCGCTGCCTACGAAATTTCTATCGCAGAATTCTGGCGCTTGTGGGAGCGCCGCGGGACTGCCGCAACGGGGAGCATCAACAATGGAGCGAACGTTACCGGAACGCCTGCCGAAGACGCCGGCGGATTGCAGGACGTTGAGCGAGTGGCGGGATCTGAAGCTGGGGCTGAGCCAGCAGAAGTTGGCGGACTTGGCGGGCGTGAAGCAGGCGCGAATCAGTGACATCGAATGTGGTCACATGCCGCGTCGCCGCTACTGGCCGGAGATTCTGAGAGCGTTTCGGCTCGAAGGATACGAAGAAGATTTTTACCGGATGGTGATGACTGCGCGCGTTGAAACGCTGCGCAGGAAAGCTCGAAAAAAGCCAATGAGTGAAACCGAGCCGCTACTGGCATCGGCGGCAGTGACCTCGGTGATTCAAGGGTCCGGTTCGCAGGCATCGGATGTGGGGGTGAGGTCAGCATGAGCAAGCATCAAGCGTTTGGAGTCGAGGTTGCTGAAGAGCGCGGCTGGTACGCGGTGATGGATATGGAGCGCGTCCGCCGAACTTGGGTGGCTTCGAAGTATGAGCTGCCGCACCGGCCGATGCATGACAGGGATGTTCGAAGCGTGGGTCCGTTCAAGACACAAGCGGACGCACAGGCTTATGCCAATGAGCAGAACGGGGCATCGAAATGAAAATCACGATTGAACTTTCAGATGCAATCGTCGCAGCGCTGATGCCGATGGTGGATCGTCAGAATGAATACTCTCGTGAAATGCATGCGCGCCTGAATTTTCACGGCGAATACAAGCCGGGAAGCGCCCGCACGTGGCTGCCGATCTTCGCCGAATGCGCCATTGTTGAAATGGCTGATGCAGAAATTTTCAAGCGCGACGTTGTGAGGCAGTGTTCGTGGTGCAAGCGCTTTGAAGGCGCAACGCGCTGGCATCTTCTCCGCGAATCGGATTTCACCGAAGTGCAGCGCAAAAACTTCACGCACGGGATCTGTCCCGACTGCAAGAAAAAAGAGGATGAAAAGATTCATGCTCAGAGCGCCGTCGTCCTCAACAAACAAGCCGACGACTTCTACGCGCACGCCGATGGCCGCGGCGCCGGTCGCATCAGACCCGAAGTTACATCTCTTCGCCTGCCCGCTGTCGCTGTGCACGAAGACGTTTTATGTGCGCGCTGACGCCAGCGCGGAGCAGCAGCGGGATTTGTGTGGATTGTTCTGTGAAGAAACGCGGCGCGTGCCGCTGGACGTGAGCGAAGAGAAGTATGGTGGCGGTTAACGGATTTCGAATCGTGAAGTGGAAGTGCATCCGCTGCGGGAAAGAGATTCCAAACGCGCATGCGCTTCTGAAGCACCCATTGACAGCGGACGTTTTGAAAGTTCACGCGCTCGAACTTCATGAGTGCGATCAGGGCAAGGTGAAGAAGTAATGGCGATCGGTGCTGAAAAACTGGTTCGGACGCTGGTGATCGTCGTCACGATCATCGCTCCCGACGGCTCGCGCCATGAGCACGCCAGCACCCCGTTCGGCCGGAAACTCGACACGGTAGCGGACGATCTGGAGGCGAAGTGGGGTTCGGAACTGGACGTCGTCGCCTGCGGAAAGATTGAGTACCGGATGCTCCCGCAAGTCGCGCCGCTCACCACGCTCAAGAGTTTCCCTGAAGTGAAGTCCGCGAAAGGTCAGGTGGCCTGATGCACGCGAACGTGAGCACATTACAGCGATCGACGATGGATGCAGAAATCTCGGCACTCAAGGCGCTCGGGGAAACGACGCGGGCGCGGCTGAAGAAGACGACGCCGCGGGACATATACGCCAGCATCGTCGCGGAGCATCGGCGCAAGCTGGTCGACCTGGCAATCGCGCTCGAAATGCAGCCGCTCGACGCCCTTCTCTTTCAGCGCGCTCTGCCGCGGCCGTCGTACATCCCGCGCATGTCGTGGGAACTCGACAAGGAATACGACCTGGTGGCGTGGGTGGAACTGGAAGCCGACTTCCGGCTGCGCGCGGTGGCCAGCGACATGGTTTCGATTCTGAAGGAAGAGGGCGAGCGTTTTCGAAAGGCAGTGTGACGGTTTTTTTGGCAACGGTGAACGGGGGTGAACCGTGGGGATTCAGAGATGTTCGGCGCAGGAACGGCAGTGTCCGGACTGCAAGGAATGGAGCAGGGACTACTTCAGCCACGGCAAATGCCGGCGGTGCGACGGACGGGATCGGCGGCGGGCGCGAGGTATCCGCAGTAACGACGAACTGCAGCAAGAGCGCGATATCCGGCTGGGCAAATCGCTGGGTGAAAAGAACGGCGAGAAGGTGCGGGACATCGCCGCGGAGCTGAACTGGGCGAAAGAGTGTTACGAGCAGGCGCGGGGCTTGGAAGCGAGATTGGAGTGGGGGCGGAAAGTGCGGGAACTGGAACAGCAACATGGTCAGCAACCCGAACGAAACGGTGCCGCTAGCGGCGCCCGGACCGTACCGGCTGTTCTTCAAATGGCCGAGCGCGGATGTGAAAGCTCGGTCTCTGGATGAAATCTTAAGCGTGCCTGGCGGTCCGGGCGCGCTGCTGGAAATCGTGCGCTGGCCGAAGCTGGAAAAGGTACAGCCTGGCGCGCAGCGGTATCTGGAACAGTTCTTCATGCTGGATCGCGTTCGGAAAGTGCTGGAACCGATCGCGCGGGAGCAACGCAAGGCACGGTCCAAAGGCATCAGGCGCCGCGCGCGGCGAGGACCAACCGCAGCGGAGCGTGAGAAGCAGCAGCAGTTCGGATTTTAAAAACGGGCGCGGGATTCAAGGCGGCAATGAAAACGTTCGAAGGCGCATTTCTGGCAGGTTTTTGGTTGGGCTTCTGTCTAACCGCGACAATCGCCAGCGCGATCTGGGCTCTCTGGCCTTACTTCGCGAAGTGATTCACGCTCTCGCCGCGCGCGGCCGATCCGACCAGGCGCGCGGCGGAGCTTACGAAACCTCTGGCGGGACGGCACGGCAAGTGGGTGGGGAAAGGAAACGGTTGCTATGGCTGGAAAAGGTTTGAGCAAAGTCGAAATCGTCCGCTCGATCGAACTGGACGGGCTGGACGCGGAAGACAAAGCAGCGGCGCTCGCGCAGCTCGGGCAGGTGCGCAAGCGCCTGAAGATGCTGAGCGGAAACATGTCGGCGCTGAACGGGCTGAGCCAGTGCGGCAACGCGCAGATTCTCCCGGCGCTGGTCCGGAAGGAAGCGGAAGAATTGCTGACCAACGCAGCGGAATTGATCACCGCGATCGATCGCCTGCCGATGGCGAGCTAGTTGTTCTACGCGGGCGGGTGTTCCGCTCGTTTGTCGGAGTGGCCGGGCCTGACGGCTGAACGGCCACTCCGAAACAAATTCGACGGATGCGCTTCGCGGCGCTGCAGGCTGGCGGGCGTAGGTCGGGCATGTATGCGACCGCACACTGGCAGGACCGAAATCCGCCAGCCTGATTGAAGGAACTGAAATGAATCTTTCGAATGTGCGAATTTTGATCGTCGGGCCGTGCGGATCGGGGAAGAGCACGTTCACGATGATGCTTCGCAACGAACTCGGCTGCTGTCCGTGGTTCGATATCGGCGATGCGTTGATGATGTATCTCGCGCGCGTCCGGGTCGGAAGCGAGGACAGCGAACGCGTCATGGCGGAACTCGCGTACATCCGCAAGCACAAAGATTCGTTCCGCAGCGACCTGATCGCCCTGGCTGACGTCCTGCGCGAAATCGACCCGGCCGGCCTGATTCACCACGGCTTTACCAAAGCGCCGATTGTGGCCAGCGTGCGAAAGCGAATGGAATTGGACGCGTATTGTAAAGACGGCCGCAAGCCTCGTGTGCGCGGTTCCGGATATGAATTCCTGATTGAACTCTGCCGCGAAAATTGCGCACCAGACAATTACGACCTGGCCGGATGCCATTCCGATCCGTGGAAGTATTTCACTGCAACGATGCAGATTCCCAATAACGGCGACATCGACGACTTGCGCAAATGGGTGGGCCTCGCCTCCAAGAGCGTGCGGAGTGTCGTGGAAAAATGGTAAGCGATTTGGAAACGCGGCTCGACAGAGCCTTTAAGCGGAGCGACCGAAAGAGCATGAGCAAGAAAAAGACTGAAACCGAATCGACCGCGGCGACTGTTGAAAAGCCCGGGAACTGGGGCTTAAAGGACGGCGATGTTGTCAAGTGCATCTGCCCTGAAGGCGTGACGGACGAACTGTGCCCCGTATGTGTTGGGGGCTGTGCGGCGGGTTCCATTTTCTATTCCACGGTCTCCGCGTCGGCGCTGGCGCCAGCACAGCCGAGCGTGGATCTGATGGCCTTGGCGAGCATCACCAGCGGCACGCATGAACTTCCGCTCTCGACGATTGCGATCGCTAAGAACCCGCGCGCGCTCTTTGACGATGCGGCGCTGGAAGACCTGGCGGCGGCGATGGCTGAGCACGGGCAGGAACAGGCCGTCACGGTCTACCGTCTCGATGAGCCCGATGCTGAAGGGCATCTTTTCGTTCTGATCGCGGGCGAACGGCGCTGCCGCGCGGCGGCGATCAACAAATGGACTGCGATTCGCGCGGAGATACGTCCGAAGATCGATGAAGACACGGCGTACATCCGCCGCGTCGTTGAAAACGCGCTGCGTGTCGATCTGACGCCGATGGAGAAAGCCAAGGCGTATGCCGAAGTGCTGCGCATCTGCAACAAGGATGTGAAGCTCGCATGCGTGAAAGTCGGCCTGCGCCGCAAGGAACACAAGGGCGAAGAAGGCGTACGCGTCTTCCATCAGACGATGCAGTTCGCAACGTCGCTCATTCCCGCGGCGATGGATGCCCTGGCAAAGGAACGCATCACGCCCGCGCACGCTGCGCTGCTCTGCCGCGTGAAGGACGGCGCAAAGCAGAAGTTGGCGCTCGAAGCCTGTTTCCGCTCCGCGCCGATCAACAACGGCGCCACGCACGAAAACGAAGAAGTGCTGATCAGCGAAAAGGAACTGCGCGGCTGGATCAACACGCACATCCGCGAGGAAGAAGAGAATCAGCAGGGCAGGCTCTTCGAAAACCGTGCGAAGGATAAGAACGATCTGGACCGCGAACAGCAGCAGAATCTGGAGAGCGAAGGGACGCAATTGCTCGAGGGCTCGGAAGGGCAGATGGACGGTGAGCCTGGCGAAGGTACGCAGCTGGGCGGATTTACCTCGGAAGGCGCGAAATGCGAAGTCTGCGGCGCTGATGCCACGCATCGCACCAGCGAAGATACGCCCGTCTGCAACACCTGCGATCCGCAGCACGGCCAGCAATCGTCCACCGAGTCGCCGAAGGCAAAGGATGACGACGAGCCGGAAGCGGCCGGCGAGCCAGCGGGCGACTATGACAAGCAGAAGCAAGAGCGCGTTGAGCGACTCGAAGCTGCGTTGAGCGGCTTGACCATCTCGGCGTACGACAAGGAGTTCATGGCGGCGTGCGCATTGGCCATGTGTCCTGCGATGGTCGATCCTGAATTGTTCGCGCGACTTTACGGCCAGCCCGTCAAATTCTTGAAGGGAAATTTGATCTGCTTTTTCCCGTCGGCGGTATTGACACCGCTGGACGCTGGCGAGTACGCCAGTTACTGCATGCCGAAGCACCTCACGATTCGCCAGTTCATCGAATGGGCGGCATACACGTATCCTAAGGGTGAACGTTTCGCGCCAAATCAATGCGAAATTCTGCGGCGCATCATGGCGGTTCTTCTTGCGCTACCCGCCGTCAACCCGTCGTATCCTGAGGAATTCATAGTCGGACTCGAAAATCGTAAGGCGAAAACACCGCCTGCCAAAAAGACTGAACCTGCCAAAAAGCCGAAGCTGGCAAAACCGATCTCGAAGAGGGTTGGGTTGCTTGGATCGGCAGACAAAGTTTCCGGCAAGGAAATGCAGAAGGCGATCCGCGACGCGAAGAAGTCGAAGCTCAAGCCGACGCCGAAGAAGAAAGCCTCTAAGCGCTAATTTTTTTGTGCCGTTTTTCCGCATAACAGGCGGGGTGTTGTTTAGGCGAAGAATTGGAAAGGATAACACAATGGTCCTCACGGAACGAGCGTACGGCTGGCGGCATTCGAAACCCGACCAGCGCGATTTTCAGTACCACGCAATGCTGATGCGGGCACGAGCCCTTCCCGCGCTGGTCGATCTGCGCGGCATCGACAATCCCATCTACGATCAGGGCCAGCTCGGTTCCTGCGTCGGCAACGGTTGCGGCGACGCATGGGAATTCGCGTTGCGCGCGGAAGGACTGCCCGCGCCGCTGCCATCGCGGCTCTTCATTTATTACTTCGGGCGCGAGCTGGAAGGCACGGTGCTCAGCGATTCCGGATTGGAAATCCGCGACGGGCTGAAGGTGCTCGCCACGAAAGGCTGCTGCGATGAAAAGCTCTGGCGCTACGACATCGCCAAGTTCAAGTCCAAGCCGTCGAAGTCCGCAATCGCCGCGGCGGTCGCTCACAAAGCGACGAACTACTACGCCGTGCAGCAGAATATCACCGTAATGAAAACCTGTCTCGCCGACGGCTTTCCGATCGTTATCGGCATGACCGTCTACGAATCTTTCGAATCGCAGGCGGTCGCCGACGGCGGCGTTGTGCCGATGCCCGGCAGGCACGAACAGGCGATGGGCGGGCATTGCGTTGTGATCGTCGGCTACGACGACAAGAAACGGCTGTTCATCGTCCGCAATTCGTGGGGCGAAGGCTGGGGCGATCGCGGCTACTGCTACATCCCCTACGAATATCTCACCAGTCCGAAGCTCGCCTCCGATTTCTGGACCGTGCGCGCAGTCAGCTAAGCGCGCGCGGCGTTGCGGGACAATCTCAAAAGGAACTGAACTGAATGCCAGTGATTGAAGCGGCGGATTTATTCTGTGGAGCGGGCGGGACCAGCAGCGGGCTGATGAAGGCCTGCGACGCGCTGGGACTGAAGGTCCGCTTGACCGCCGTCAATCACTGGCAGTGTGCGATCACTACGCATCAGGCGAATCATCCCAGCGTCCGGCATCTGTGCGCCTCGCTGTCGAGCATTGAGCCGCGCAAGGCGGTGGCATCCAAGAAACTGCGCTTGTTGCTGGCGTCGCCGCAGTGCACCGATCACAGCGTGTGTAAGTCCGGCGAACTGAGCGACCAGTCGCGGTCGTCTGCGTTCCATGTGTTGCAGTGGGCGATGGAGCTGCGGCCGGATGACATCATCATCGAAAACGTGCGGCAGTTCCTGAATTGGGGTCCGCTGAACGCGTTCGGACGGCCAATCAAGGCTCTTCGAGGGACGCTCTTTAAGGTCTTTATCGACGGGCTGAAAGCGATGGGCTATCGCGTCGAATGGCGAATTCTGAACGCGGCGGACTATGGCGATTGGACATCGCGCGAACGGTTGTTCATCCGCGCACGCCTGAAAGGCAAGGGTCCGATCGTCTGGCCGGAAGCAACGCACGCGGGGAAGTGGAAGCCAGCGCGCGAAATCATCGACTGGACACTGCCGGGTGAAAGTATCTTCAACCGCAAGAATCCTCTGAAGCCGAAGACGATGGCGCGGATCGAAGTCGGGATCCGAAAGTTCTGGGGTGAATGGGCAGAACCTTTCCTTGTTGTGCTGCGCAACAATCAAAATGCGCAGTCGATTGAGAAGCCCTTGCCGACGATGACGACCAGCGGTGCGAACTTCGCGCTGGTTCAACCATTCATGATGAAGATGGCAAACGGCGGCGGACTGCGTGATTCCTCACAGCCGATGCCTACGATCACGAGCGCCGATGAATTCGCCGTCGTCAAGCCGTTCATTGTGCCGCAGATGTCGGGCGGTGCGTGCCGCAGCGTCGATCAGGCTGTACCGACGATCACGACGACAAGCCGTGGCATTCGCCTGGTCCAGCCGTTCATCCTGAAATACTACGGCAAGCGCTCGGCGCACTCCCTTGAAGCGCCGCTGGACACGGTGACCACGCGCGATCGCTTCGGCCTCGTTACTCCTGACCGTCTCGATATTCGATTTCGCATGCTGCAGCCGCACGAACTCTCCGCGGCGATGGGATTCGCAAAAGACTACGTATTCACGGGCACGCGCGAAGAGCGCGTTAAGCAGATCGGCAATGCCGTTCCGGTCAACATGGCCGCTGCGCTTTGCCGATCGGTGCTGAGTGCCTGAACAGTTTCAGCCGTCAGAAAGGAAGGGTGTGATGGTGAGGTTTTTGGTTGTGCTGCTGGTGATGTGTTTGGTTGCGGGGGAGACGCACGCGATCGACAGCGTTGCGGAGCTGCTGAAGAAGGTCGCGAAGGAGCAGGAGAAGCAGGCGAAAAAAGAAGACAAGGCCGCGTCGTTCAAGCTCGTGTCGGGCGAACGCGTGGATTGCGTGTGGCTCGCGCACTGCGGCGACGTTTACCGCTA